CTTTGAAGTTGCGCAAGAATATATTCCAATATTTCAATCATTATTAATAACAGTATACGGTGCGTATTTTGTTGGGCGCACGTGGGAAAAATCAAAAAAATCCAACAATAACAATTAAATTAAATCAAATGTCAAAAATTACAGATGAGCAGTTAGAAAAGTTACATAAGCAACAAACTGCATTAAATTCATTACTAAACAAGATTGGTATCGTAGAGTCTCAGAAACACGCACTGCTTCACGAAATTGCAGGTGTAAATCAAGAGACTGAAGAGTTCAAAGCTGAGCTTGAAAAAGAATATGGTTCTGTTAACATTAATTTACAAACAGGCGAATATTCTAAAATAGAGGAAAATGAAGCTGATAAGGAAGATTAGTATTGGGTCAGACTATAAGAATGACGCAATGCATTATTCAGTAGGTCAGCAAGTGTATGGTGGACATGAAATATCTGCCATACTATTTGAGGGTGAGGATGCTTCGTACAATATCTATATTAAGAAAAACTCAGAAGTTTTGCCATGGAAGAAATTCAACTCTAACATGGCAATTTCTGTTGAGTACGATCTTGAATACTAATGAAATCATTATACCAATTTATAGTTAAACCCAAAGGCGAAAGATACAATAATACTAAAAAGGTAGGTGACACTAGCCTGCTACTAAATACAAGTATAGAAAGCTTTCGTCACATAAACAAAGAAGCTATAGTAGTTTCTACTCCAGCAGCGTTTAATACCAATATAAATATAGGTGACACCGTTTTAATACATCACAATATATTTAGAAGATGGTATGACATGAAAGGAGCCGAAAAGAATGGAAGTATGTACTTTAAAGATAATATGTATTTCGTCAACGTAGACCAAGTTTATGGGTATAAAAAAAATAACAATTGGGTTATGATTAATAATAGATGCTTTATAAAGCCTATTAAAGAAACAAGCTCATATTCAAACGAAAAAGAGCAAAAGCATATTGGTATACTAAAGTATAGTAATAACGTGCTAGAAGCACTTCAAATTAACCCAGGCGACTTGGTTGGCTTTACGCCTAGTAGCGAATGGGAATTTATTATAGACGATGAGCGTCTTTATTGTATGAAATCAAATGATATAGCTATTAAGTATGAACGTAAAGGACACGAAGAAGAATATAATCCGAGCTGGGCAAAAAGCAGTTAATGAATTAATTCGCGTTGCCGAAGAACAGATTATAACAGACACTGAAGACGACCTTTCAGCTGACAGACTTAAGAATGCCGCGGCCACTAAAAAGTTAGCGATCTTTGATGCGTTTGAAATACTAACACGCATAGACGAAGAAAGATCATTATTAGAAGGTGAGAATCAAGCGGCTAAAGCTAAATCATTTAAAGGCTTTGCAGAAGGTAGATCAAAATGAATTATGCACAGACGCTGTTTGAAGTTCTGCCCGATTATATAAGCAAGAAAGTTCTTAATAAAAAGAATAGGTATAAGCAATGGAAATACGGCTATGACAAAGAAAATGATGTTGTAGTTATAAGTAAGACCGGTGAGATTGGAGATGTGTATAGCATACAAAATCTTAAAATAGCTTTGCCTAAAATATATGATCCACATAAATTTAAAAAAAATACGTGGAATCAAATAGATTATCCCAAAGAACTTGAAAAAATAAAAAGTGTATTTGAGTGGAACCAAATGCCTGAATACTTTAAAGAAAAATATTATGACTATATTGACGAAGAGTTTAAACGCCGTGACCAGGGGTTTTCATTCGTTAACAAAGGCAACTCTACTTATATTACTGGCACTCATTACATGTACTTGCAGTGGAGTAAAATTGATGTTGGCGCAGCCGATTTCAGAGAGTCAAATAGGCTTTTCTTTATATTCTGGGAAGCGTGCAAAGCTGACCCACGTTGCTACGGAATGTGCTATCTTAAGAACAGACGATCTGGATTTTCATTCATGGCATCGGGAGAAACTGTTAACATGGCTACAATATCATCCGACTCACGGTTCGGTATATTGTCCAAGTCCGGGGCTGACGCTAAAAAAATGTTCACCGATAAGGTTGTACCGATATCCGTCAACTACCCGTTCTTTTTCAAACCCATACAAGACGGTATGGACCGCCCAAAAACAGAGCTTGCCTACAGAGTACCAGCGTCGAAGCTTACCAGAAGAAAACTTGATCAAGGTGAAAAGCCGGGGGAACTCGAAGGGCTCGATACAACAATCGACTGGAAGAACACGGGGGACAACTCGTATGACGGTGAAAAGCTCAAACTCCTCGTACACGACGAATCGGGCAAATGGGAGAGGCCGGACAACATTTTAAATAACTGGCGAGTTACAAAAACAACACTTAGATTAGGGTCTAGAATTGTAGGTAAGTGTATGATGGGCTCGACTTCAAACGCATTAGACAAAGGTGGAGCAAATTTCAAAAAGTTATACGAGAATTCAAACGTTACTAAACGAAACCGCAATGGACAGACTAGCTCGGGATTATATTCTTTGTTTATACCTATGGAGTGGAACTACGAAGGATTCATTGATACTTATGGAAACCCTGTCTTCGATACACCAGAAGAACCAGTTGAAGGACCATATGGAGAGCTTATTGACCAAGGGGTAATTGAGCATTGGCAAAATGAAGTTGATGGTCTTAAAAATGACCAGGACGGCTTAAACGAATATTACAGGCAATTTCCAAGAACAGAGCAGCACGCTTTTAGAGATGAAGCAAAAGAGTCTTTATTCAATCTAACTAAGATCTACGAACAGATAGATTATAACGAGGAGGTTCAAAATGGCATGCAGGTTACACAGGGCAATTTCCAATGGGAAGGCGGGGAACAAGATAGCAATGTAATATTTGCGCCAAATACTAATGGAAGATTTAAAGTATCTTGGGTGCCTCCTAAAAAATTACAAAACTGTGTAATAGTAAAGAATGGTGTGAAATACCCAGGTAATGAGCACATTGGCGCTTTCGGTTGTGACTCATATGATATATCAGGAACAGTTGACAAAAGAGGATCAAAGGGTTCTTTGCATGGTTTAACAAAATTCAGCATGGAAGATGCGCCACCTAATATGTTTTTTTTAGAATATATTGCACGGCCTCAAACAGCTGAAATATTTTTTGAAGATGTACTTATGGCGTTAGCGTTTTATGGAATGCCGCTATTATGCGAAAATAATAAACCTCGACTATTATATTATTTAAAAAGAAGAGGCTATAGAGGGTTCTCAATGAACCGACCAGATAAGCTTTGGAATAAGCTTTCTGTTACAGAAAAAGATATAGGCGGTATACCAAACTCGTCTGAAGACATTAAGCAAGCGCACGCTGCAGCAATAGAAAGTTATATAGAAAATTATGTTGGCCAAGTTACCGAAGGTGTATATGGTGATACCTATTTTCAAAAAACACTAGAAGACTGGGCTGGATTTAATATAAACAATAGAACAAAATTTGATGCAACAATTAGTTCTGGGTTAGCTATTATGGCTTGCAATAAAAACAGGTATAGACCATCTGCTGAAAAAGCAATTAAGTCTGTGCCACTAAGTTTTAAAAAATATAACAATAAAGGATATAGTTCAAAAATAATATAATAAATGGTTAATACTAATTACAACAGCTCGTTTCCCGATCAGGTGGTACCTAATGAGGAAAAGCAGTCATTGGATTATGGTTTGCAGGTAGCGAGAGCTATTGAAAACGAGTGGTTTAGAAATAACCGTGGCGGGGATCGCTTCACCTCTAATTTTCAGGAGTATCATAGGAGAAGATTATATGCTAGAGGCGAACAGTCTATTCAAAAGTATAAAGATGAATTATCTATTAATGGTGACTTATCTTATTTAAATTTAGATTGGAAGCCTATACCTATTATTCCTAAATTTGTAGATATTGTTGTTAATGGAATGTCGCAGCGTGGTTTAGAAATAAAAGCATATGCACAAGATCCTATAGCAAAACAGAAAAAAACTAGATATGCTGAAAAAGTTATGTCAGATATGTTTAACAGACAATCATTGACCCAACTTACTCAAGAAACAGGCATTAACTTTTTTTCGGTACCAGATCCAGAAAACTTACCAAAAGATCAAGATGAATTTGAAGTATACATGCAGCTCAACTATAAAGAAGCTGTTGAAATAGCTTTAGAAGAGCTTATAAATAATTCTTTAGATAAAAACAAATACGACGAAGTTAGAAAAAGATTTATTTATGATTTAGTCGTATGTGGAATTGGTGCTGCTAAAACAGAATATAACAGGGCAGGAGGCTTACGGGTTAAGTATGTAGACCCTGCTAATCTTGTTTATTCATATACGGAAGACCCTAATTTCGATGATTTATATTATATAGGTGAAGTAAAACAAATTTCATTAAGTGAAATTGCAAAATTATTCCCACATCTAACTCCACAGGATTTATCTGAAATACAAAAATACCCAGGCAATAATGATTATATAAGAAATTATTATGGCCAAAACGATAATAACACTATAAGTGTTATGTTTTTTGAATATAAAACTTTTGAAAAGCAAGTATTTAAAATTAAAGAAACAGAACAAGGTTTACAAAAAGCTTTAGAAAAGCCAGATACTTTTAATCCACCGGAAAACGATAACTTTGAAAGAGTAGAAAGAACCATTGAAGTGCTTTATACGGGTGCTAAAATATTGGGTCATGAAAAAATGCTTTCATGGAAAATGGCAGAAAATATGACCAGGCCGTTTGCGGATTCTCCTAAGGTGGAAATGAATTATAGTGTAGTAGCGCCTAGAATGTATAAAGGCAAGATTGAATCTTTAGTAAGTCGGATAACAGGGTTTGCTGATATGATTCAGCTGACGCATTTAAAATTACAGCAAGTAATGTCGCGTATGGTGCCAGATGGTGTTTACGTTGATGTTGACGGGTTAGCTGAAGTAGATTTGGGTAACGGTACAAACTATAATCCAGCGGAGGCATTAAACATGTATTTCCAAACTGGTAGCATAGTTGGCAGATCGTTCACACAAGACGGTGATATGAATCCCGGTAAAGTTCCTATTCAAGAATTACAAACTTCTTCTGGGCAAGGTAAAATTTCTTCTCTTATTAGCACATATCAATATTATTTACAAATGATACGTGATGTAACGGGACTAAATGAAGCTCGCGATGGTAGCCAGCCAGATAAAAATGCGCTAGTAGGTTTGCAGAAACTTGCGGCTGCTAATTCAAATACATCAACAAGACATATATCGCAAGCTGCTTCTTATATTACACTTAGGTTATGCGAGAATATTGCATTAAAAGCAAAAGACATATTTGAGTTCGCATTAACTGAAGAAAGCTTAGAGCAAAGTATAAATGACTTTAACGTACAAACGCTGAAAGAAATTTCTAATTTGCATATGCACGACTTCGGAATTTATTTAGAGCTTGAACCAGATGCAGAAGAAAAGCAATCGCTAGAAAGCAATATCCAGGCTGCGCTACAGTCTGGGTCTATATATTTAGACGATGCTATTGAAATTCGCAATATAAACAATATTAATTTAGCAAATAAGTATTTGCGAATTAAAAGACAAAAGAAGCAAGAAGCGGATCAACAAGCTCAGCAAGCAAATATACAGGCGCAGGGCCAAGCTAATGCGCAAGCCTCTGAAGCAGCCGCTTTAGCTGAAGTGCAAAAACAACAGGCTCTTACAGAGACTAAGTTGCAGCTAGAACAAGGCAAGTCTCAGTTTGAAATACAAAAGCTTGAAAGAGAAGCGGAAATCAAAATGCGCTTAATGGAAGTTGAATTCCAATTCAATAAACAACTAGCCGAGGCGCAAGCTGAAGCTTTAAAAAGTAAAGACTCCTATAAAGAAGATAGGAAAGACGAGCGCACTAAAATACAAGCTTCGCAGCAATCAGAATTGATTGATCAACGAAAAAATGACACACTGCCAAAAAACTTTGAATCCGCTGGATTTGATGTGTTAGGTGGGTTTGACTTAGGTCAATTTGACCCTAAGTAATTTTTATTAATTTTATAATATTTTATCATGACAGAAACAGTCAAGCAAGAGG